CCAATATCCCAGAAGACAGGAGAGCCACTGGCATTGACCAGAGTTCTGAAGTTCACAATACCTGTGTTAGAGACTTTAGAGACGTAGTATTCTGTGGCCTTGAAGACCTGATCAACACCACCGATAGCCCAGATACCGTTATTGGCCATCACATAGAGGACAGAACCTGTGGGAAACAAAGCCTGAATCTCTGAAGCCTCAGGGATTACGATGTACCCACCATCAGAGTCCACAACACCAGCAGAGTCCTCAGTTGTAGGAGAAGCAATCTGATAGCATCTTCCAATATCATCCTTATTCTCCACAACCTTGGAGAAGAAGATCTTACCACCGTTTTTCTTAGAGTTAAGACCAGCAAACCATACTCTGCCAGCATACGCAGCAGTTGCTGTAAATCTGGCAGACTCTAAAATTGTGGCAAGACCGGGGATACCAGATGCAGAGGATCTATTCTGGTTAAAGAAATCCAGAATGTAATACCCATTAGGGGAAAGACTCTTACCAAAGGTAGTGGCTCTGAATGTACGATCAGAGAATATTCTGTCACCGTCATTATTCAGTCTTGCTCCGATAAACCACGGCTTATTCCTTGGAGGGAAAGCAGCACCAAAAGCAGCATATGGAGTAGAATAATCAGTACCACCAGACCTATATGTACCGGGTTCAGCCCAACCCATGTTATACAGATCATACTGGTAATTAGATGTGATGCTATTCGGATACAGATCAGAGTTAACATCAAATCGTGTCTCTGTGGCAATACCACTTGTCAAGGTAAGACCGACATTAGAAGCTGTCTGAGCATAGGTAAATGACGTAGAACTTGGGACAGTCACAACAATAAAGGTACCATTGAAGGAACCGATATCACAGACAACCTGTACCTCATCACCAATTTCAAGAGAGTGATTAAAGCTTGTGTTAATCGTGGAAATATTGCTGGACCTAGAGACACTGGCGATATCAGCAGACATGCCAAGATACTCAAAGTCACGGATGTTAATCGTAATCTTTGAGACTGAAATAGAGTTTGATGTGGTAATATACTCTACCCTGATAGGTTCAATAGCAGGGGATGTGATGACAAGAAAGCCATTGATAGAGGCAGTCTGAATAGGCACAGCAGCAGCATCAAAGGTATTAGCCACAGCATAAGAATAAAGATTAATAGTAAAAGGCTTCAGAGCAGCAGAAATAATAGGTGCTGACTTGTCCAGAAAATAAACAGTGTTTTTGTGTTGGACAACAAGGAACTCTGTACCACCAATACCAGAAACATTTGTCCAAGTCTCAGTATGGACAAGATCACCAAGCTGCACATTAGAAGAAAAAGTCTGATAGTTGTCTTCGTAGACAAGCCCTCTGCGTCTCTGTCTGGCCCCGTTCTTCAACAGGTCACAGTTAAGCTCATCTGAAGAAGCACCCTCAGGGAACGTCATCACCGTTGCTTCAGTGATGAGTCCCTTGTTGAAGGTGTTAACAGGCTTTAGGTTAATTTGCTGAGGCAACCTTTGGTTCCTTCTTAGTCTTTACGGAGTCTAGGCGTAGCCGTGGAGGAGGGGCTTTCTCTTCCCCAAACATCCTATCCCATCTGGCTTCCTTGCTCTCTTCTGTATGGTTCAACCAATACGTCAGACCAGACAGAGCAGCCTTCCTTGTGGTGTAGTACCCTGAGAGGTGTTCAGGAAGCATGCCATTATCGGACTTTATCTTGAACATGCTATAACCATCTTCAGGCTTATAGATCGTGTACTTGGCTTTTCTCTTAGGAGAGGATACTGTCATCAGCGTACCCTCAGCATTCTCTTCCATCACGATAAGATTATCGCCTTCTACCATAGTCATTCAGAATCCTTTGTTCTCCGGTCTTCCATCTGTTGTTTCTCTGGAAGTAGCGGTGCTTACGTGCAAACTGTTCTACCTTAGCATCAGCGCCACCCTTAAGGAGAGACAGCGCACGGGACTTAACTTCAGCAAGGTAATAGGGAAAGATCGTATCATCCATATCCGGGGTAGCCGAATCAACCATGGAGAATGACGGGATCTTGATCCCTAGTACCATTGTCTTACTTGTCTGTAGAGTTACGTCTACAGTACTCTTATACGAATCAAAACACAGATACCTGTCATCAAAAGATGTGTAGTAGTCAGGCATCTTGTCATTGATAATCGGAAGAGAGATACCAGAGGTTGGGTCTTGAACCAAGATTACTTCGGTCGCAGTGGTATCCCTTGTGACAATTCTCTGAACAAATTCATCCGGTGGAACATAATTGATAAGCTTGTACTCAAGTTCCCCAAGTGTTTCAGATACATTGTATCTTAGCTCCTTGATTTCTGTAATGCCATCAGCATCCATGAAATTCGGTTTTGCAGAGTTAGACAAACCTGTAATCGTCATAAGCTCTGCATGTTCAGGAAGGTCAACAGTGGTGATTACGTCATAGAACACACTCCTACAGATATTGGCAATTTGGGTTGCTTCTACTGTATCAGAAATGGAGTTAACCTCGTCAGAGTCCATGTCGTTAAGGACATCCTGTACGATCTCCAGCAGTGTCATTTTAGCTGTGGCCATTACGTAGTCCTTTAACGAGCCTTATGAACCCGGGCTGTGATAAGATTAATATCAATAATGTTTGCTGTGCCAGTGTTAGCTGCAAGGGCAATCTTAGCCCCGTGCGTAACCATGTTGGCTGTGACAGGGAAGAGAGAGGACTCTGTGATATACTGACCAGCACCCTTGATCAGGGAGACTGTGGTTTCTCCAAGGAGTGTGGCATAGGTAGACCCATCAGAAGAGCCAAAGATCTTAAGGTCCATGGAAGCAGGGGAAGAAGCCACAGAGTAAACCTTGAAGCCAAGGGTAATGGAATGGAGATCCCCGGCTGATATGAACAGAAGCTTTTCATTAGCCAGATCCATCAGAGGAGATGTAACCCCGGCCAGAGTGATGGGAAGCTGGGTAACATTCACGTTAGTATCAAACGGGACAATCACATCTGTGGTGCTGATAGCCAGTGCAGTTGTGCTTACGTAGACTGAGTTAGAATACTGACCCCAGCCAGTCCCGGGTAGTCTATTAACATTAGTCCATGAACCAGTAGCAGAACCATTGGCCATATACACTGTATTGGCAGCAGCAGTGGTAATACCCTTAGGCTCATGGATATTAGGATCTGTCAAACTTGAGTGCTGTACATTGGCCAATTGAGTTTATCCCTAGCTATGGGGTTTACACCCCGGAGGACCATAAGTATTATTATATCGATTCCTAAAAATTTGTCAAGGGGAGATCCTTAGACCTCCCCAAGACAGAAGCATTACACTTCGATGTACTCAATCACCAGTCTACCACGACCACCCGACACAGTACCACCAAGGGATGTGTAGACATAGCCATCAGCAGCACCGATAGCCGCAGTACCACCAGCCAGAGCGCCATCGCACTTGACCACAGCACTTGCAATCAGGGTAGCCTGAGCAACAGCAGCATCAATGCCATCAGCATCAATAACCGTGCCGTCCTTCTGGGCCAGACCAATGGTCAGGGTACCAGAGCTACCTGTCATGGCAGAAGTCACGATCAACGTGGCAGACAGGATATAAGAACCAGCCGGGATATACGACTCATGCGACCAAGCAGCAGCCGTGATGGCCTCCGCAAAGTTAAAGTCAACCACAAGGTTCTTAATTGCACCACCAACGCTTTCCGCGCCGCTCTGGTTAGCCTCAGGGCCAGTGAAACGGACCTCAAGCCCGTCCGAGTTTGTCCAATCAACACTCATTCTATAGTCCTCCTATTAGACCGAGGGGTTCGACAGAACAGTGATAAGGTTCTCCGGGCGATAGAGCTTGACGCCATAACGGGCAGTCGTAACAAACTCAGTACGCTGGAAGTCCTTATTGTATTCTGTATCAACTTCAGGCATCTGTCTCCAAGCACCGATAAACGGCACCACCGAGGCATCAGCAGAGAAGAACAGGTTGGCCTTGAAGCCAGCACAGTTCACCGTCTCCAGAGTCTCAGAAGAGATAGTGGCCAGACGCTGCGAGGTGTACACATCGAAGCCGTAGACGTTACGGACGAAGCGCATACCAGTGGCGATACCCGAGGACACGATACCCTCAAACATCGGGTTGTTGTTGATACCCACAAGCTGCGTGGCAGTCTCAATCGTATAAGCGACCGAGGGGTCAACAATAGCAACACGGTTATTGGCCGAGACATTGGCCAGATTCAGCGAGAGGTTAGCACGGGCAAAGTCAGCCACATTGATAACATTCGAGGAACCTGTGGCAACATAACGGTGCTTACCGCCGTTGATGGCGTTGGTGTTAGCAGCCGTCTGCTGAGACTGAAGGCCAAGAATAGCCTCCTCAACATGCTCCATGATGGCACGCTCCTGCTCCGGCACAAAGCGGGAGACAAGCTCGTTCATGTAGAACATGTCCTGTTCAGCCTTCTTCGTCACGTACGTACCAGAAGAGAGGTACTCAGTGATCTGGAAAGTGAACTGGCCAGTATCAAGCGGACGATACTTAATCGCCTCATCTTCAGCGTAGTCATCAACATACGCCTGACCGATAGACGGGATCTTGAACGTATCACCGTCAGGGAACTCCTGAAGCCAGCGCACATAGGTCTGGGCCATCAGTTCGTCACGAAGGATCTCCTTAAGCTCACGCGACCAAACCTCTGCGCGAGTAAGGAGAGAAACATTACCAGTTGTCATACCCGACATATTGGTTCTCCTTTAAAGTTTTGTTAAGAGTTGTAGAAACGACTACCCAGTCTTTCCCTGTCCTGAAGCATCATGTTCTGGATCTTGGGTGAGTAGTACAGTGACCTATTCTCCTTACGGATCTTCTGGTAGTATTCAAAAGTCCGGTCCTGAGAATTGGGGTTAAAGTTCTCACTTCGAATTGAAGACTGAGGTGCTGTAGCCTGTGTAGGCCGAGAAGCAGACACACCAATCAACTGGAAGAAAGCAGTAGGAGACTCAGCAGCGATTTCCTTTAGTCTATCCAAAGACATTCCAAGCTCTGTACTCTTGGTTTTAAGAATCTGTCCCGCCTTATCACCAAACTTTTTTTCCATTTCCTCGTTAACCACAACAAGGTTCTGGGCAACAGTCCGATTTCTTTCCTTCTCAGTGATAACCTTTTCTACAAGGGATTCGATGTCACTCGCGCTCTGAGTGGTATTCTCAGTATTAGAGGAACTAGAAGTATTCGGAGGAGGCTCGTCCTGTCTAGTCTCAGAACCCTTGCTCATCTGTTCAAGAAGGCTCTTGGCGTAATCCTGCTTTGCAAGTTCAGCCCTGAGTTCATCCAGAGTCTTGGTAATCTCACCAATGTGTCTGTCTGCCTCAAGCTTACCCTTGGCAAGCGCCTCAAGATCCTTGAACTTCTTGCCTTCTCCTACCAACTGATTAACATAGTTCTCGTTTGTCTGAGAATTATTCGCTTCAGTTGTCGTATCAGCCGTGGTCGCGGCATTAAAAACATCACTCATGTGTTCTCCTTGGTCTAGGATTAATTAAAATTTTAGAATGTTAAGGACTTCTGTCAAAGCCCTGTTGTAACCATTCCGGTCTGCTTGCTTATAAGCCCAACTAGGGTTATCATAATCATCAGACAGAACTACTTCTTTCTTCTTACTCTCCAGAATCTGTTCTAACTTTTCCAGAACATTTTTTGCAGAGCTTATCTGCTTCTTGAAACCTTCCTGCTGGTCTTTAGGAAGGTCCATAAACCAAATTGTTTTCATAAATCTTTCCTTAGAGACCTTCTTCAATAGCCATCATGGTGTCTTCTTCAGCCATGACTTGCATTTCCTGTACTGTCTTCTGTGTCTCAAAGTTTTCATAGACAGCAATATTATCACCAAACAGACTCTTCTCACCAAGCTCTTCAGCCATGATACGGGCAAACTCCTTGCCACTCATATGCGCTGCAACAGTCGGATCACCAGACTTGATCTGCCAAAGCTGCTGAAGGTTCTGAAGTCTCTGTGCTCTCTCAGCAAAGTGTCTGGCACCCATTGGTACAATCTTACCCTTGGCTGTGATATCTTCCTTGGTGATTGTTTCAAAGACCATCACATTGATTTGATCATCAAAGATACGGATTGTATCAGCCGTATCCATGTTTCTACGCCCAGCTTCAAGCATGGCATTCAGGATAGGCTCAACAAAGATCTTCTCAAAGTGCTGAGTCTTGTTCTGGAAGATTCTGCCAGCAGCATTCTGAAGCTGGTTAATTTCAAAGGCAGTCTTCTCACCGGGGGTACGGATACCCATGGCCTCTCTAGGGGCACCAGCCATCTGCTCCATCCTGTTCTCAAGAATAGCAATCTGTGTCTCAGCATTCAGTGCAGTCGGGTCAGGAGCCAGATAACCAACATCACCTTCATCGCCAAGATAAATTCTAGATCCGGGCTGAAAATCAAAATCTTCAACATCTCCCTTGATCTTCAGGATAGGGAATGCAATCTGGTCAAAGACATCAGCCTTAAGGTTTTCCAGATGATCCATCCTGTACTGCATACCAACAAGGTTATC